CTGTTCATCTATGGTGATGCTGGCGGAGAGAACGGGGCGAATACCGTGTATTTGGGCGGATCGAAAGCGAACGTATACCCGAACCCACAAACTAAGGCAGAATTCGTTGAAGTTCAAAGCAGCTTCGATGCCCTACTAAAAAACATCGAGAAGAAAGAGTTCCAAATGGGAGTGCTTGGTGCCCGAATGCTTGAACCAAGGAACGCTGGTGTGGAATCGGGTGAAGCATGGAAACGGAAACAGGCCGGGGATGAGTCGGTGCTGGTTGACATGTCCACGACGCTATCCGAAGGAATGACCAATCCTTTACGCTGGATGGCTTGGTGGCTTGGGCAAGAAGACGAGGAAGAAACGAAGGTAGAATTTAACAAAGAATTTATGCCGCCAAACGCGGATTCCGCGTTGCTTACTTCTTGGATGACGATGTACATTCAAGGTGGGATGAGTTGGAAAACATTGTTCTACAACCTGGATCGTGCTGGCATGTATCCGCCAGGAACAAAAGAAGAAGACGAGAAGGGAATGATTGAGGAAGGCACGCCGGGGATGGGAACTTTACCGACAGGGGGAAGCAGCAATGGGGGAAGTGCTACGGGTACAGTTTCAGGACAACCAGATAGCGGAAATGGAGAAAGCAGCGGCCAAGATGGATCAGGGAATAGCGGAAGCGATTGACAGGGCAAAGGAAGAGAACCTTCCAGCGGGGCTAGTGGTTGCGCTGCTGCAAGGTCACCTGTTTATTCAAACACAAGAAATGATTGACGATGGCAGAGATTAACCCAAAGCTACTAGACAAGATCATTCGCTTTCAGGTCGATCTGCGTAGGCTTGAAGCCAGTGAGCGCAAGAAGATCGAGAAGATCGTCCGGCAGATCGAGAAAGGTGTTCTTGCCCGATTGTCTGGTGATGAGATAGCCACGTTCAATAAGCGCAAGCTGTCCGCGTTGCTTACCTCAATCTCGGAACCGGTATCTGAGGCATTTGCCCAAATGCAAGACATGGCGGCTGAAACATTGGACGGAGTTGCGAAGTTGCAAATCAAAACGGCGGCCGCGAACATTGACGAAGTGTTTATCGGATACAACGCTGCTTTGCCCACGACGGCGGTCATTTCTGGCATCACGGCCAATACCCTTATCAACGGAGGGCCGCTTGCAGATTGGTGGGCAAAGCAAGAATCTGACACAATCTTCAAGTTTTCTTCAGCAATCCGGCAAGGAATGGTGCTGGGGGAAAATAACCAGCAAATTGTGAGAAGGATTATCGGCACGCGAACACAGCCGGGGCTGCTTGATCTTACAAGAAACAACGCAAATGCTTTGGTACATACGGCGGTTCAGACAGTAGCGAACAACGCAAGGCAGGCTGTGTACGAACAGAATAGCGATGTGATTCAGGCTTTTTCTTGGTTTTCCGCTATGGATTCAAAAGTTTGCCCGCAATGCATGGCGCTGGCCGGCAGAGAATGGAAGAATGATAAAGGCAATACACCCATTGGGCACAGCGTACCATTCCAGTTGCCACCGATACACTTCAATGATCGATGTGTTTTGTTGCCGGTTACTAAGACATTCAAACAGCTTGGACTAAACCTACCAGAATTGCCACCAGGGGAACGCGCATCTTCCCTTGGGCCAATATCCGCAGACACAACCTTTGACGAATACCTTCAGCGTGTGTCGAAAACGCAACAAGATGAAATGTTGGGCAAAGGAAGAGCAGACCTATTCCGCGAAGGAAAGATCAGTCTTAACCAGTTACTTGATGGCCAAGGCCGGGAGCTTACATTGAAAGAGTTGCAACAAAAATACAATTAGCGTATAAGGTGAGCTTAAAGTTTGTCGATTTTATTGATTTTACGCCATACAGCATAGAAGTCAAGTTATTTCGACAATATTTTCGTCAATGTGGTTACGCCACTCCTAAAGGGATCGACAACAAATGTTTATCAAAAGAATGCACGTAGTGATGGCCGCTGAAGGCGGGGAAGGTGGCGGGGGTGGAGCGGCAACAATTACCCCTGAAGTTCAAGCTCAAATCGATGCTGCGGTGGCTTCGGCTGTTTCGGCGGCAACATCAGGCTTGGATGCCAAGAATAAAGAGTTGCTTGGAAAACTTAAGCTGAAGGACGGGGAGCTTGCAAAGTTTGCGGGTATTGATCCTGAGAAAACCAAGCAACTGCTGGCTAAGTTCGAGAACGACGAAGAGGCGCAATTGATCGCTGCGGGGAAAATGGACGAAGTAGTTAATCGTCGCATTGAAAAGCAAAAGTCAGCGCTTGAGTCGGCTAAGACCGAGGCCGAAGCCAAAGCCCAAAAAGCTGAGGAACGTGCAAAGAAACACGAAATGCAAGTGCTGAAGGGGCAACTGATGGAAGCCGCTTCAGACAAGGAAGTAGGGATGCACGCTACAGCCACTAAGTACGCTTTCCTGATTGCAATGCAAGACGGATGGCGGTTAGACGAAGACGGCATAGCGCGACAGTACAAGGATAATGAAGTAGTCCTTGGTGCGGATGGCAAGACCCCCTATTCCCTTAAGGAATGGTTGAGCAACAAAGAAACGATTAAAGAGAATCCTACTTGGTACCTTGCCGGGAACAGTGGCGGCGGATCAGGCGGGAATACCGAAAACAAAGGCGACAAGAACACCATTAAACACTCTGCCTTTATGGCACTATCCCAGCGGGATCGCGCAGCGTTTGTTAAGAATGGTGGTAAGGTCGTTAGTGACTAAAGGATAACGAAATGGCTAACGTATTGGATGACTTGGCAGCAGACTTATATAAATCAGCGGATGTTGTGGGCCGGGAACTGGTTGGCTTGATTCCTTCCGTGACAGTTAACGCAGGCGCGCAGCAAGTAGCGAAGGGGGACACGGTACGTTCACATTTTACCAGAACACCCACCGTGGAAACCTCTTTTGCACCTTCGATGACCATACCGGAAGGAACTGATCAAACGGTGGACAACAAAGCGCTGCAATTGAACCAATATGCCGCCGTTAAAATTCCTTGGACAGGTGAGGACATCAAACATGTCAACAATGGCAGCGGATTTGAAACCATCTACGGTGATCAGATTCTTCAGGCCATGCGTACCATCACGAACACAATTGAATCCTATCTTGCTGGAATCATCTACAAAGGTGCGTCTCGCGCAGTGGGTACGGCGGGCACCACACCATTTGCCTCTAACTTTGACTTGATTGCCGAGTTACGTCAAATCCTGGTGGACAACGGTTGCCCAGCAGATGACGGCAACCTGTCGCTGGTGCTTAGTTCGACCGCTGGTACGAAATTGCGGAACTTGGCCACTTTGCAAAAAGTGAACGAATCCGGCAATGATAGTCTGCTGCGACGTGGTACGTTGTTGGATTTGCAGGGCTTCATGATGAAAGAGTCTGCCGGAATTGGCGTACACACCAAGGGCACAGGTACTGCCTATGATATCAATAATGGTTCGGGCGAAGCTGTGGGACAGACTACCTTGACCTTAGATGGTGGTACCCCAGGTGCAAACGGCATTTTGGCCGGGGACATTGTTACCTTTGCCAGTGATACCGTGAATAGCTACGTAGTCAAGTCTGGACTACTGGCAGCTTCGGGCGATATCGTTCTGAATGCTCCGGGCTTACGTGTGGCCGTAGCCGATGCTGTGGAAATGACCATCGGCAATAGCTACACATACAACGTAGGCTTCCACCGATCTGCGGTTGAACTTGCAGCACGACCGATAGCTGTGCCGAACGGAGGTGATGCTGCGGCGGAGCGCATGATTGTTCAAGATACATTCTCTGGATTGGCATTCGACGTTTCGGTGTACAAAGGATTCTTCAAAACAATGATCCATATTGGATTGCTGTACGATGCAATCGTATGGAAACCTCAACACGTAGCCATTCTGAGAGGTTAATCGGTAACGTAAGCAAACACGAAGGGCGGCTATTGGTCGCCCTTTATTTTGAGGATAAAGACATGGCTGAAACAGTAAAGGTAGTGCGAGACGGGCCGAGGGGCTGGCATTTGATTAATAAGCAAGATTTTGACCCAAATAGGCATGTGCTTTGGGAAGAGGCCA